CACCAGTCATTTTTATCCCAATAAGGTAAAATATCTTTTTCGCAATACTCTCTTTCCCAACCACCCATTTTCTTCACCAGTTCGGTGAATTTGGTTCTAGTAGTTACGTTATGTAATTGATATTCTCTTAAATCCATTCACTCTATTATAGATAATCCGTTACAGTAAATCAAGTACAAATTTTCGGAAATTGCTTTTTCTTTTTTCAAAGAGATCTAAACAAAATTTTCTTCGTTTTTCACTAAAAGTGTCGTTTTTATGCTTTTCAATTTTTTCTTTTAATTCGTCTTCGTTAAATGTAAATGATCTTCTGAATGGCCATTCTAAAAATTTTTGAGGTGGCTGACTTCCAACCCACAATTCTTTATGAAAGCTCATTTGATTATATTGATACATATTATCTTTTAATTTTAACGGGTGGTCATATAAAAACAAATCTAGATTACTACCAAACCATTGATGGTGATATTCTTCCACTTCTATAAAATTTACAATATCTTCTGGAAAGGATTCTTCCCAAGCTGGTATTTTTGTGCATATAATACTTTTACCACATGTTAACCCTTCAAACATATAATGACCATGTGCTTCATAAATTGAAGGACATAAATGCAAGTTGCACTTGTTCATAAGATTTTTTATATACGGTTCTGATTGATAAAAATTAGTATAATTACTCTTACAACCACTAAATCTACTTCTAGCATCTACTACATTTACACCTTCTATATTACAAACAATTTCTGTTCCTTTTTGTATCGACATTCCAGCAAGATGGAAGATTTCTTTTTCTTCTTTTACGCTTGGATCGTACATATCACATGACCAAAAATTTAAATTATGGACATTGTTATGATAATTTTTTAATGTATTTTTTGCATATTCAGACTTAACTATTACAACATCAAATCTTCCTAAATCTACAAATTGACTGTAATGAAACCATTCTTCATTTAGTAATAATATTTTTACCTTTGCGTCGTGACTATTTACAAAAAAGTTATTACTAAAGATAGCTATGTCTGGAACCGTATCAATGTTTTCAAAAACATAATTCTTTATCCCTTTTACATAAAAGCTATCTATACCTTTAGTGTTATCATTACATAAAATATCAAAATCGTTTTTAAAAAGATCTACAAGAAGCTTACAATCTTTACTTTCACCGACACCGTTATTGTAATAAACAATTTTGAGTGTTTTATCCATTAACTAATTTTAATATGGGCAATTGGTACATCCACTGTTACAACATTTACCTCTAGCTAGTAACACTTCTCGAGAAAGAGGAGCGTATTTAACATGGCCTCTTATATAAGTTGTACCGTATGTATTTTCAGATAATACTCTAAATGTACACGAAGTACAGTTGAAAGAATTATCTTCGTTCCAATACTGTACTTCGCTTTCGCAAATCGGGCAGTTACGCGTAACTGAGCTACGAAATTTCACAAGCCCCTCCAGCACATGCTATTTCGCCAGAAAGATCGGTATCATCAGCTTTCTCTTTAATTAGTGTTAAGTCAACATTCTTTAAAGAACTAACTAATGCTTCATATGTTTCTTTTGAACAATCTTCAAAAGGAGCTTGTTTGTATGAACCACCATCAAAAGGAAGAACAGACAATCCATTAAATGAATCTGTATTTTCCCACATCCACTCCCCTACATCAGCCCATTCACTTTCTCTAATAGAAACGGTAGCTGAAACATTATGTTTATTTGCACCTTTTCTATGGCCTGTTGATACCCACTCATCAGTAATTTTTTTAATTCTTGTTAGTAAATGTAACGCTGACTCAGTACGATAAATTGCTCCATCTGGAGCTCTTTGAGGTACACCAATAACTGCTGTATCGTGCGGTCTAAAGTATTCATCTTCAACTAAATCGCCGTGATTTCCGTAAAGATAATCATATAAAGCTTCATTTTTACCGACACGAATTCTTCTAATGTAATGATCAGCATGCCATGCATGAATACCAGATGAAGTACCCAAAACTAATGATGTGGTACCCGCTGGTTTGACACAAGTCGTTCTTGCTGCTTTATTAATACCAAGCATTTTTGCAACTCTCTCATTTTCTTTTTTAACTGCGAGTGCTGCTTTTTTAAGATCTAAATTTAATACTGCACCTGAACCAATACCTGTCATACTAACACCTAGTAAAGCATCTTTTTCAGTATGTCTTTGCCATACAGGACGAAGATAGTGGAAGTCTGTATAAGAAGCCTGTAACGTCCCTATAAATGCAGCAGCTTTTGCTCTCTCTTCTAGATCTTCTTGAGTTGTTACATTACTTGCATTAATTTCAGTTAAGTTACAGAACTGATAAGGTCTTAATCCAATCTCGCAACAAGGATTAGTACCCCAGTCTTTATCGTTTGAGAAGTAAAATCCAGGTTCACCTGAACCAGATGCTTCTACTCTCTTCCATAGATTTAAAAAGTAATCTTTAGTAATCTTGTGACGCATTAGAACAGCTGAATTATTTGCTCTCCCTCTCTGTGCGTTATTTTCCCACCATGTACCAGCCTTACATGCAATCATTTCATCATCGTCCGCAGAGAAGAGAGAAATCATCGCTGCGCGTCGAATACCACCTGCTAATACTGCATCAGCCATATGACACATAATGTCATGACACTCAATCGGAGTTAACTTGCTATTATCTTCTTTCAGTGATAAGATACCTTCGATTTTTACTAAGCATTCTCTGAGAGGCTGTGGACCAGGAGCTTTACCTCCAGAAGTAACAAGCAATGCTCCTTTAGGTCTGATATCACTATAGTCAAAACGTATTCTGGATAATCCCTTAAAATAACATTCCATTAATACTTTAACTGAATCACCCCAACCTTCTATAGAATCACCAATCAAATATCTTCTTGTTCTATTATCGTTTGGTTTTTTAATTTCGGGTAATGCATCTACATGATGTTGTTGTACCGAATAACCTACACCAGTACCACCTAACAATAAAAACATTGCTTCTGCAAAAGAACGATAATCATCACAAGGTAAATATGCGCAATTAAAAATTTTAGACGGGTTTCTTTCAATAGGTGAACCACCAAATTGAAGAGATCTCATAGATGGTAATACTTTTTTGTTGGTTACTAACTTATATACTTTGGTGATTTCGTCTTTAAGATCTGGAAATCTCTTGATATGCATTTTTTTATTTCTTGTTACTATTTCGTTCCAAGTTTCGCGTCTTTCCTGTTTAGGAAGGTATTTTGCATATTTGTTATGCACCGTTATATCAGAGAGTATCTTTGTCGAAATGTCCATCTTATAAGATAATAATTTAAGCTACCAACTTCATTTTCACACCGGTTTTTACAATTATTTTTGGTTTTTTTTAGGTAAAGTAAAGACAACCCCTAGGGGTAAGCTAGTCTGAGACGATTTCCGTAAGGAAAATTAAAAAATTTAACCTTATTCATTAAATAATCAGAGTTCTTTAATAAGATTTTCAGTATTGCAAATTATATACGGTGTTAATCCTCCAACTCTTTGAAACATTGGAACATTTTTATTTATGAAGAATTTTGACTGGTCAATATTTTGATCGGACATGATAGAAACATCGTCAAATGGATATAAACCTACTGCATATTTACCGTAACTAGAAGAAGTGTCTACATCAAATTCAGACATCATATGCCTGTAATTATTAAAGCTTAAAGTATATTCTTCTTTATGAGAAGCAAAAGCTAACTGCTTAGCAATTTTATTATATACTTTGTTACCTTTTAATACTACACCGTAAAAATATTTGAAGTCCATACCCTTTTTAGTCTTAACTAAATGAGCAAACTTTTTTGGTTTTAGAGATTTATGTATACGGTGTCTTTTTTCGTCGTACTCTGATTTTAATTCAAAACCATAAAATAGAAAAGAAAAATTCTTAAAATATTCAGATGATAATTTAAAGTTTGAAACTCGTAGCTCTTTATCGATCAATACACTAGGTAACATATGCATACTACTATATTATATCACTTTATTGATAATTCAACAGTTATCCTGGGTTAGTTCTAAAAAGAATTAAGTTGGGTAACCTATAAAATTTCAGTTTTTTACCTTGAGGTTCTTGTACCGTTACAGACACCGTATTACCAGATATAATAGGTCCTCTTATAATAGATCCCCCAACCTGTCTGACAGTTTTAATGACACCAGTTTCGGCGTCAATGGTTTTTATAGTGTGGTCGTTATGTAGATCAACTGTTAAGTTGTTGTCCATTAAAGTATTTATTACTTCTTAGCAGCAACTTTTTTAGTTAAACTATCTACTGACGTAGTTAATGCATCAAATTTTTCATTAAACGTCTCTATTGTTTGGTTTAGAAAATTTACTGTATTCTGAGCAGTAACTAAATTATTTTCTAAACTCTGCAACTTTAGATCTTTTTCATCAAGTTGCTTATACAGATCATTAATCTTGCGAATCTCTTCTTCGTTCATACAATGATTTATTAACGTGGCGATCCTAATCCAGGTTGAGGGTCACTTTTTTTATTAGCGGCTTTAGAAGCCTTTTGTTGTGCTTGAAGTTCATTAGATAAAGTCTTAATTTGTAATACTGATTCTACTGGTGACATATTATAGAGAAAATCGTTTATCGAAATATGGAGTTTATAGGCACAAATATATTCATAGTAATATAAATTTTTAAGACTGTCATTATATAAAGACTTTAACAAAGCAAAATTCGTATTTGAATCATAAGAAAAGAAATATTCTTGCTCTTCCCCCTCTTCCACAAAATAAGAAAAAAGCTTAATCTCTTGATATATTTCTTCCTTTTTTACCTCGTCATATATATCTTGAGCAATAGAAGCAGGTAATAAAGATAAAATCTGGTCTTTTTCCTGTTCTGTTATGTTTTTAAAATTAACTTTATCGTTGTTAATATTAATTGTGTGTATTTTATCAAAAATGTTATCCTTGTTACTGATTATATTAGGGTAACCAATTTCCACTTTTATATTTTTATCACATGATATTGTTCTGGTGTTAGGTGAAAAATTTTGAATTATTTTCTTTATTATATCTTCAAGTCTAATAGAACTTTTTATTTTTGATGGTGTTTCTATTACAAGGAAACTACTGATGCAAACCATTCTAATTGATATAAGAATAAGGTATTTGTCAATATAATTTAAATTTGTTTTATCTATACAAAGCTCGTTAACTAAAGATTCGAAATATATTCCCAATCCATGGTCATCTTTATTTTCAATATACTTGACTATATTTTTATAGTGAACATTTTTTAGTTCTTTACAATATACTGTTCTGTTGTTAGTTATTAGTATAGGAAAACAATAGTTAGTAATATTCACTAAAAAGACTTAAGACTGGAATGGCGATATTCTAGGTATAAGACTTTTAAACCCACCCTTGTTTATTTTGTTTATAATATCAGGAAGAGGTAAATAAAGATTATTTTCTACAGTATAATTAGAAAACGCCCAGGTAGTGTTATCGATTTCCATTTGTTCTAGATCATAGGTTAAGTTCGTACTAGCTACAGATGTAGGCATACAATTATAAAAGGTCCATATCTTACGAGGTATTTGAGATACCTTTTGATATGTTCTTGTAAATTGTAATATTTTAATTGTTGTACCGACATTTCTTGGATCACCAGGTGGTCTTGCTACCATACCAAAATGTTCAGCTAATATTGTCCAAGGTCTAACTACAAAGTCAACAAAGCTAGTATTGGTTTCTCTAAATTGAATTGTAAGATCTGTAAATGGTGATCTACCATTTGCTACAACACCCGGAATGAAACCTCTTTGTTGTTGATTGAAAACTTTATCTCTTCCTACTTCCATTACTTCTAATTGAGGTATATCAGCACCTTGTGCAAATATACAACCTACCACTTTGTTTAAAGGGTAAGCTTTTAAAATAGAAACAGCTTGGTTAATGTTAAAATTGTTATAATTACCTTCAGTTCTTTCTAAGTTTTGAATAACAGAAGTTTGTAAAAGAGAAGGGTAATTTTGGATTAAAACCATCCATTGAGTGCGCATTGGGATTGTAGTAAACCACGATTCCATTTGCGATAGAAAATAATCTCTCGAACTTATTAACGGTGTACCCGGAACCGTAAAGCCAAATAAAGAAGTTATTGATGGGTTAGCTAAAGGATTTTCACCGGTTAATAACCCAGAGACATTTTGTCCTAAACCTCTTATAGCTTCTGTGAATGGATTGTTCACTTCTTATATTTAAGTGTGTTATATAGAGTAAGCGTCCCTTTGAAGAAATTTTTATGAGACTTATACTTTTTTTCTAGCTTATACCAAACCCATTGAGCTTCTTCACTAGCATCATAATAATGAGTTTTTAATTTTCCTAAATCTTTTATAGCATATTCGTACAATTTTTTACCATAACCGTTCCCTCTATATGTATCATTTACGTGAGATGAAACTACGAAATACTTTTCGTCTCCACACATATCGACTTCAAGATTACCTATTTCTGTATTACGGTATTTGTTAACACGGTGAAGTATAAAATTCGCGTTATCACCACGCGCAACTCGAGTTACTTTTACTTTAGGTTTGGTCTTGAACTTCACTTAAGAAATTAACCAAAAAGGACTATAAATCAATTACGACCCTCTGGTGAAGTAATGATAAGCCATAGTAGCAGCGAATGTTACCTGCTGTCCAGAACCAGTGCCTATTAAATAATCAAGTGCACCAACGTTTCTTACCGAAGCTCCTACTAGTTTATAACTTGTTACCTCGTTTAACTGTGTGTCTAATTGCACTAAGTTAATACTTGCTGATGCTCGAGGTGTAAAATAATTACCTGTGCTTGTTGCATCATCGAACACGTCTCTTGACATATCTTCGAATTTTTGTCTTATTGCTGAATTTTGGTCACAATAAAATTGTAATGAGTAATTTTCAGCACCCGGGTATGTTGCATTACCAGGTAAGTTAAATTGTAGGCCCATATAAGGTACCCCTACATTTGTTATTTCTCTTGCTGGCACTGAACCGCCTGTACAATATACTAAATCATCTTCGTCGAAGGTTTGTGAACTTGCACCGCCGGAATCAATTGATAAGATTCTAAACTGAAAGTCTCTTGAGAAATCTCTTTCAGTAGCTACTCTATAAAAATCAGAAATTGTTTGCTGTACATCTGGCATACTAGTATTTAATCCAAACAAACAAAAACCCCGAAAAAATTCGGGGCATTGTTAAAACTAATCAAGT